TTACAGAACGAGGGAAGGCAATCTCTTCTGGGGGAAGTTTCATAAACTCCTCACGAAACTCTTGTATGAAGTTGTTGACATCCTTCTCTGTACCAGACATGATAATCTTTAGACATTCCTTAATCTTATCACGACAAGGAGCAGGCGTTGATGACTTGACAGCCTCGATACCCATAATCTTCAGTGTTGGTTCTTCATAACGAACACCTTCAATATCCCATGCGTTGAGGATGTATCTTTTCTTTGCAGTCCAGATACCTTTATCTGCAATAACCTCACGGGCCATCTGCATCTTCTGTTCATATGCACTTACATACGAAGCAAGAGCTTGATAAGACTTATCAATAAAAGGTTCGACTTTCTCCTTTGCCACAGTATCAAGGAAGTCCACGGCCCTCCCACGATACGAATCTTCTGATTCATCTGTTCTCTTTTTAAGCACCTTATCAACGAGTTTGTCAAAAGTAATGTATACCGAATCCGTATCTGACGCAATGACATAATCTTCTCCATCTGTTTTCAACAATTTGTTGAGATACAGATTCAGAGACTTTTCAATCCACCGAATAGAGAACTGGCCAGAAGTGGTAATACCTTCTGCAATACGCAAATCATAATAACGAAACCATTCGTTACCGATTGCACCATAGGCAGAGTTTAGTGAAATCTTGCGAGCCATCTGAATATTGTTATACCTTGAAACATCTTTCAGATATTTAGCATCCTTCGTATCTTCATATTGTTGTTTTGCCTGCAACATCTTCTTCTTGTAGATAGTACGGTCATCATACATCGTCTGCATCATCTCAGGGAGAAACCCTTGATGACGTTTGTGAAAGACTGCACCATTAGGTGTGAATGTTGCGTTGTCAAGTTTGGGAGCAGGCTTGTTGTCTAGAAGATAGTCAACGTCAACTGCAACCTCTTGAGGCATTAGTGTTTCTGGTGAAATGTTGTATTGCATAATGAGGTGTGGATATAGAGAGTTCAAGTCAAATGACATAACCCACTTGTGTTGTCCAACCTGTGGTTCTTTCACATATGCACCCACATACTTTTCACCCTTGGATTTGTGGGAAGTCTTTTGTGGAATAACAACCTTCTTCTTGAGAAGATGATTGTAGATAAGAACATCCCAATACTTAACAGACGTAAACGAGTCAGATACATTGACTTTGGCCTCATACGTCATAGTGAGAATGAGGTCGATAAGTTTCATCTTATCATCAAGTCTGTCAACTAGTTCAACGTCTTGAATGTTGTAGTCAAGAAAAGATTGATAGTCTTTAGTATACCAATCACGAAAAGTCTCATAAGGATTTTCATCCTTACGTTCTCCCAACTCAACAAATGCGATATGGTCAAGACGGTAAGATTCCTGTGCAGAGTAAGTAAACTTACGATATAGTTGAAGATAGTCAACCTCTTCAACACCAAGAATATCATACACTTGGTCTTTACGTCCATAACCAGAGTTTACCATACGAGAGTTTACAACACCCCAAGGCGAAAGACGTTTCATGGCATCTTCACCCATAACCGATTTGATACGGTTACAGATATAGGGAATATCAAAGAACTCTGTATTCCAACCAGTGATTACATCTGGGTAATCACTTTCCCACCATGAAAGGAACTGAGCCAGAAGTTCACGTTCAGTCTGACACTTGATATATTGAACATCTTCCCTGTCATTGTGATACTCGTGCAAACCCCAAACCTTGATACGTCCTGTATCATGGTTCTTGATAGTGATAGCCAACATAGGTTCTAGGGCCTTGTCGGCATTAGGGAAACCATTCTCACACTCTACCTCAATATCAATCGTGACAATACGCATTTGCGAACTGTCAAACTGTATCTGTTTAGGATACTTTTCTGCGATATAGGTATAAGGAAATTGTGTCAACCCATAAACCAGATGAGGTTGACTTTCGTACTGTTCAATAAATTCCTTTGCCTCTTTGATAGAGAGGAACTTCATAGGATTGACGTTCTTACCGTCTAAGGTTTTCCAACCAGTGTCCTTTTGAACAGGCACATAGAGAGTGGGTTCGTACTTAACCTTGAAGTTAGAACGAACACCATTCTCTACTGCACGAACAAGTAGTTGATTACCCCACTGGGCAACGTGTGTGTAAAATCGCATAATGTAAATATATCACCATTGAGGGGGTTTGTCAAGAGAAAAGGGGCATTTCACCACCAGAAAAATACTTATTAATCATTTCTAGTCTATCATCGGCGGCCGCCAGTTTATCTAGTTCTGCCATTACTGCTTCTGTAACATCTGAATGTTCACCAATACCAGCAGGCATTGTCTGGTATACTTTAATATTTGCGATATGAACTGCAATCTCGCCTTCGGCTTGTTTTTTTGCAGCTTCAATCAATGCATCTCCAACTTTCATTTTATTCTCCTTCTGTAGTCAGAATATATTTCTTTTGAGGGTCTACCATAACATTCATTGTTTTCATAGCAAACCGATTCAAAAGAACATCAGTTCCCATTTCACTTCTATCATCTAGGCCAAACATGAACTGATAACTGTGGCCCATAAACTCTATTTCCAACTCTACTACAGGTCTTGAATCTATTCCAGCGCCTGTCTTTGCCTTATATTCTTTTACAAGGTTAGTTGTAATAGTTTTCCCATTGAGGGTGAAAGTAATCTTTTTATTATTAATCTTTATATCTTCTGCGTGTAATACTGAAAGAGCGCTGTTACCTGTATCAAACTTTGCTTCTAAATCACCAAAACTTTCTACAGTAATAGTTTCGTAATATCCACATCTTACAGGAACAGAAAATCTATTCTCTACATTCTTAAAATGTTCTAAAACTTCTTTTGCAACATTCAAACCAGAGTTGGCTTCTTCAATACCATCTGTGCCTGGCGAACTGTTTACTTCTAAGAAATACGGTTGTCCTTTGTATGGAATAAAGTCAACTGCAACAAAGTCACCATCAACAGACTTTGCGGCTGTCATACACTGACGCATTTCATCTTCAGATAACTTATAGGGTTTTACTCCACCACCCTGTGTATAGTTACTTCTGAAATCGCCCTCAACAACTTCTCTTTTCATTGTACCAATAATAGTATCACCAACAATAACAACACGAATGTCACCATCTGTTTTGATATATTCTTGAATGAGAATATCTGTTTCTGGGTCTTGTTTATAAATTAATTGTACGAGAGAATCTAATGCACGTTTGGATTCAACAAACAGAACTCCAACACCGCCTGCACCCCTAAGTGTTTTAAGGATGATAGGAAACTTTGTGTCTAGTTCTTCTAATGCAGTGTCTATATCCTCTTCTGTAGGAACAAGAACTGTCTTTGGTTGATTTAATTTAAAGTCCTTCATACGAACATAACTACGATATTTGTCTGCACAAATACTGATAGTAGTTCTGCTGTTAATACAAGTACAACCAATTCTTTCTAGTTCAGAGATTAAATCTAGGTGACTATCTCTTGTTGGTGTTCCTCTAACAAATACAACTGTATCTTTGGAACTGAATTCCATACTGTTGTTTTTATCTCTGATAGAATACTTACCATCATCAAAAGTCAAAGAGACACCTTTGAAGTCTGATAGAAAAACTTCCATACCCATCTTCTGGGCTTGTTTCTCAAACTTCTTTGCAGTAATTGATTTATCACCATGTTCAACTGTAAGGATTATTACCTTATAGTTTTCAATCTGTTCTTCTTCTGTGATAAAATCTGTAAACGAGCGTGCCAACTATACTTCTCTTTTCTTACCAATATTATACTTTGTTTCTAGTTCCCACTCATTCTTTTCTTTAAATGCAATCACTTTGATTTGTGATAGAGGAGCCTTGGGTTCTGCATTGCCAACAATCTCTACTAAACCCCAATCACCTAAAAGTGCGGCGATAGAGTTTCTACGAGATATATCATTTTCATTTAAGTTTGTGTCTTTACCATCAAGTGCAAACAATTCCTTAAAATGCACAATGTAGTACTTACCCTGTTTGTGTAGAATGTGACAGGATTGATATAGTTTTCTCTCTTTGCGAGAGGCGACACCTATTCTAGAAAGTGTCTCACGAACCTTTAAAAAATCATCAGGTTCTTTAAGTTTAATTTCCAGCATCGCTTCTGGATGCCATTCAGTTTCATTCATTTTCTTCCACCTTTATTCAAACTATTTTTAATAGTGGTTATCTGGTCATCATTTAGTATTGATAATGCTTGTTTGGCCTTCTCATTACTATAACCATAATATTCTTTTACATAGTCTAAGTTTTTCAACTTATCCGCTTTCACCCAAGGAGCATATCGTTTCTTAGGTCTAATAGTATTTAGTAAAAAGTTATATTGTAGTTTGTTGTCAAGGTGGTGACGCATATTCATCTCATTCACCAACATAATTGTATCATTAAATGGTGCAATACACTTATTGATGATGAATGGATAATACTTTTTCTCCCACATAGGGTCATCTGAATCCATCAGATTTTCCTTTGTGAGATTGATTGAGTTTAGATATTCTTTTAGTTCATAACTCATTTGAAGTTCACCTGTGTCATAATCTCAACCATATATGCAAGCATATTGATTTCTTGATCTGCAACAAAAGCAGACTTATAAGAATAGTCAGCCGTTGCAAGAACTAGATGTGGCACAGTTTGTGGTTGAACTTCATCATACAATGTATCATATACTTTACGATACATACGAGAGGGGTCGTTGTCTAGGTTGTTTGCAACCCATTTACGAATAGACTTGAAGTCTTTGTCCTTGAGAAAGGAAACCAAGTCTTTCATATTCGTTTCTGATAGATTAACTAGAATACCACTATCAATCATACCAGATGCAGAATATCTTTGTAGTTCGTTTAGAACTCTTCTCCAATCTGGGAAGTGTTTCTCTACGATACCAGCGACAGCCTTTGGTTCAAACTGGACATCCTCAGTTTTGAGAATGTCCTGTACTCGTTTGAAAAATTGTCCAGCAAGTGCTGGTTTTTCTGTAGTAGGAATACGAAACTCCACAACAGAACACCGACTATGCAGTGGTTCGATGATACGGTTCTTGAAGTTACAGGTTAGAATAAACCCACAGTTCTTATGAAACTCTTCAATAAATCCACGCAAGGCTGGTTGTGTAGATTGAGGATTTAGATAATCTGCCTCATCCAAGATAACGAACTTACGATTACCATCCATAGAGACAGTACTTGCAAAGTTTTTAATCTTGTTTCTGAGAACATCAATACCAGATTCCTCTGAACCGTTAATCATCATATAGGTGGCACCGATTTCTTCTAACATTGCTTTCGCAACAGTAGTCTTACCGACACCTGGCCCACCAGACAAAAGTAGATTTGGAATGTGTCCATCATTCACAAAAGTCTGGAAGGTATTCTTTAACTCATCAGTGAGAATACACTCACTAATTTTCGATGGGCGGTATTTCTCCACCCACAACATCACATCATTCATAATATAGTCCTTCTGGTTTAGGCCGCTTCGAGAGCGATAAAGTATTCGATTGGTTTAGTCACATTTGCAAAATGCGAAATACCCTTTTCAGATACCTGTACCTTGTAGTCACCAGAAAGAAGTTTTAGGTTTTCTACTTTGAAGTAGTATGTAAAGTTTGTTGGTGCATTGTCACCAACTGTGATACTGAAATCATTTGATGTATCGTTTTTCCTGTCTGTAACAGTTAAATCAATATTACCACCAGCAGTTCCTTTGAGAACTACATCTGGAACACCAAGAACAGCAGAGGCCTTGAGTATTTGATTAAACGTATCTTGTGTAAAGGTAAACTCTACATCAACAGACGGCATACTGATTTCAGTTTTTGGTGCAGTTACGATAGATGGGTCACTGAACATATAAGTCAGATTACTTCCACCACCCTCTTCATTAAGACGTACACTCTTCTCATCAAATGATAGTGTTGGGTCTTTGAATAGTGACAATGCAGACAAGAACTCGTTCAAGTCATAGATTGCAAATTCGTTATTGAAAGTATCTGGAACAGTTGCCTTTGCAACGATGTTTTTCATCGCAGACATTGTTCCAATCGCAGTACCATTTTTTACCAGAAGGTTCTGGTTAATGGTCGAAAAGTTCTTTAGAACTTCTCGTGTATCATTACTAAGTTTCATTTTCAATTTTTCTCCTGAGTATCGTGATTATGTAGAGCCATTATACCATAATGGATCACCTTTAGCAAGTCATTTCTGTTCTTACCATCTTTCTTTCCGTATCGTTGGGAATACTTTAAAATATTACCAATACAGAAACCTTCTCCATGGCCCGAGTCCATGATGAATTCTGTTGCTTGAAATTTGTTGTGGGAATAATGAGCGTTATAGGTTTTATCTATATACTCTGCCATTTCTTTGAGGATTCTATCCTCTGAGTATTTGTAGTCGATACGCTTCTCAGTGACTACTACTTCTTCTTT